GATAAGGTATCTTCAATAAGTTTTATACGATTAGTAAGGTCCATTTTTTTATAGCGATTTCCGAATTTAGATGTTTTATTTAGTACCTTTTCGAAAAAGAAAATAAGTTTTAATTCGTAGGGTACATTTTTTTTAAGATTCAAAAGGGCGAGTTTTCCGTCCTTTTGAATCTCTTGCATAGCTCTAATTTTAAACTGTCTAGCTTTAGAACTAAGCATTCGTCCTTTACCTCTAAAGCGATTTATATAGATATGATTAGAGGTGGGTGGTAATAAGGGTATCCAAATGTATAGTTTATTATCCATTATTTTTTTAGTTTTTTACTATTTCATCACTTAGAAAATCTACTGAAACTTCGCTAATAAAGTAATCAAAGGGTACTTCAACCATTTCGTCTACAAAGATATAAAATGGGATAGTTTTTTTGTTGTAGTCACACATTCATTTCTCCAGAATAGCAATTCATTTTTTAAAGACATCCAATACAGAACACCCCTTTACTCTATTAGAATATGCAGATTCTTGAGGGGTTCTAAAATTCTGTTTTTTAGTTACAGATATTTGTCTACCTTCTACGTTCATCCTTTCATCTAGAGCTGTAATCGTTCTAGATACTGTTTCTATTTTACGTTTAAGACCTTCAGTCATGGCGGATAACAAATCTGTTTTAACTTTACTTTGATGTAATTCAGTATCTACAGTAACATATCGGCTATCTGTTCTTGTAGCATCATTTTTATCGTCTACGGTTCCTTCTTTACAACTTCGTATTTTAGCCCAAGCAAACTTAGCTTTGCTAGTTGAGCAATCCTGTAGAGCAGAAGATAGCCGTAATTGCCCATTAGCATAGTCATACCAGGCAGTAAATTGACCTAAAAGCCTCTGAAGGGTATCTAATTTTAACAGACTAATGTCCGGAGGTAAATCGGGTATGTCTGTAAGTCTTCCATTCATATCTGAAGGTCTAGAACTTAATGGCAGACCCATACGAATAACTTCGTCTTCTGCACTAGAAAAAGCGCTATCATATAACTTTAATCCCTTCTCATAATCTATTTCGAAGTTTATCAAATTATGCCCCCTGTTTTTTCAAAGAGTCTTGTTCGTGCAGATTTTATATTCGTTTTATGATTTGATGGACCGCATATTTTTTTATATTTACATTGATTACAATGCCACCCATCTTCTTTATTAGGCGGTGTTTTAAGAATCGCGTGTTCTTGTACGTACTGTATTTTTTTAACTATTGCCTCCCATCTGTGTTCATCATAAATTTGTACGTATTCTATTATACTGCTATCATTTTTGTTATAGTAAACAAAAATCATAAAGGGTAAATCTAAACATTTTTGATATACCGTTCCCTGAATTAAATGTTCTGCATGAGGCCCATTTGTTTTTTTATACCCTTCATCATTGATAGTTTTAAATTCTACTCCGAATCTTATTTGAAGAGGTACATGGATGGTATAGATACCATCTGTTGATCCGGATATATCATACATATCTGCAATAGTATTATGGTTAGGATTAATACGGGCTTCTGGATTAAAGTCCTCATCTCCACTAGTTAATGCTGCAAAGGTACTTAAGTACCCTTGTAACACAGCATGAATAGCGGACCCCTCATCAAATATTCTTCGTAGTCTTGGTTCAATAAGTCCTGTAGAAGGGGCCCCTATGTAGTCGTAATATAATTGACAGGCACAACCTATAGGGTATTTTCCACAAAGTGACTTTCCAGTTTTATTACCTAGTCCAGAAGGTCTAAAGTAATTAGAATTGTGATAATCATTTAAACGAAATGTTATATCTATTGGGTTAGGTGTAACATTTTGATCTTCTAAAAAAGATTCGATTCTGGAAACCACGGATATGTGGTTTAATATCTCTTTAGGATAACCCTTTTGTATGTCTTCTATAGACATAAATTTATTAATCATCAAACTTCTCCACAAAGAATAGGAATAGTTCGTAAGGTAAAACTGTAAATACCTTACTGATACGACGAAAGTTTATTACTAGTGCTGGCCATTCTCCAGATGAGTTAGCATGCCGTATTATAGAAGATAAGCTATTTACTAAAAGACGATAACCGATATTACTGTTTGTATATTTATGTTCTATTCTCCACTTATTTATTTTTCGAATATCAGCTTTAGCATCTTGATTTCCAGAACCTGGTTGTACCTTTCCTTGGACATCTAGAGCTACCTTTTTTTCTAAATTTTGAGATATCTTTATTTGCCTTTTTCGTTCCTTCTTAGTTATATTGGGGCTTATTCTAGGGGAGAAGGAAAAAGAGAAGGCCTTATTTTGACATTCATCACATAAGAAGAAATTGATAAGATTGCTTTTATCTTGCTGGATAGTATAGTAAATAGTTTTTCGTATCTTCTTACAATTAGAGCATTTCTTTCCAAATTCAATAGGTTGGATAGTTAATTCTAATTGCATTAAAGCGAGACTTCATCCCTCTCTTCTGGAGTTAGCTGCCACCATAAACTATCTAATTCCTCTAGGAGATCGTTTTCTTCAGCACTTTCCGGTTCTATTTGGAGTTCTCGTAGGCGTACAAGTTTTTTATCTGCTTCTATGTACTTTTTTAGCATCTTTCCCATTTTATTTCCTTGTTTTGATAAGGGGGCTTGAGGTTTTTTAATCTCATACTCTATAAAATTTTGTGGGACCTCACTTCATTTTGTTTCTATATCTGCATAACGAATGTGAAGAAGACCGGCGTCTTTTAATATCATGTTCCATAAAACACTTTTAAATTTTGGTTCGCGTATTGCTGTTTGTAGGGCTTCTTTACTAGAGAACTTTTCTTCTCCGATATAATATACACCCCCTCCACGGTGTATAATATTTTTAACTGTACAATAATTTATCATATTGTCCTCCATATCTACTTTTGGAGGATCAAAGTAATACCTAAATGATCCTACCTTACCTTCATGAGTTCCAGCTTTTCCCTTAGTTATTTCGTATACTAGCTCTTTTCCTATTTTAGTTCTAGAATTTTCAGAATCTTTGGAATCTTTATAATATAACATCTCTCCTGGTCTAAGTTGAATATCTATTAGTTTTCCATGTTTTAATGCCCAAGCCCCGCCTACTTTCCATTCTCTTTGTCTCATACTTGTTTTATATAAGTTAGCCCTTACTTGCCGAATACCAATGATTGTTGTCTCATTCTCTTCTAGAAAAGGCCTACGGCCTTTCCACCCGCATTTACATATGTAGTTATAACTTCCTTCGTTGTGCTTTTTAAAGTTCAAATCCATACTGAAACATGAAGGGCATCTTTTACGAGGCATTAGAGCACCTTGAATTTTCTTCATCCATAGGCTCTGGATGCCAGAGGCAGAGGCGATTTTAGGGTTGTCTCCTAAGTCCACTTCATCTTCTGAAGTGGTTAGCATGGAGTCCCAGGAGTCAATAGCCCCTATCTGATAAGCATTGGAGTCTACTAGAGTAACTACAGCCTGTAAATTAGCTTCTGATGGTCCTCTAAGGATGTGGAATTCTCCACAACCTGTTGAGCTTTTAAGTTCTGCTATCTCTATTTTAGTAAGTGGGTTTTCTTCATAAATTTGCCTTCGGCGTTGTTCGGTATGTATCTCGTAATCAGAAAATGGTACTTTGAATCCAATTTTTCTTGCATACATTTTATCAAAAGGAAATTCCATACATAGCATAAAAATGCATGTATGATCACCGTAAAGTTTTTGAACTTGAGAGAAGTAATTGTATACTAGTAAATTTTTTCCAACTCCGTCTGGTCCCGCTATTTGTGATAATCCACCTGAAGGTAATCCGCCACCGCAATCTATATCTAAAGAGGTAATACCACTAGGTCTTCGGAGGTCGAATCGACCTTCTAATTCGGATCCCTTTTGTAGTACCACTCCGAAACTACCTAAATCTGCAATAATGGATTCAATTAAAACATCGGTATCTACTTTAGGTGGGCGTGTAAGTTTTATTTCAACTTCTTCTGCTTTCTTTTTTGCCATTTAGGTTCCTTTTCATAGGGCTCGCTTCCAAGATCTGGATCTAGTGGTATATTAGAATCCGGGTCCATTTCTTTACTTTTAGAGCTTGCTTTTTTTTCTTTTAGTACTTTTTCGGGGTCTATTTCTACAGCATATTTATCCATTTTTCTCTCCAAAGTGCTCCTCTTTTTTCGTTCTTTTATAAGAGGAAGGGGTATAGAGTGGTAATCCTCTATACCCCAGCGTCTAGCTGAAATGTCATCTTCTCTAAAGTATTGAGCTGATTCTTTTATATCCCATTTTAATCTACGCGAAGGGTAAAACATAACCCTTCTTTTGGGAGGGATTCGTAGAGGTTCCCCAGTTCTGGGATGCCGCCCCCATCCACCACTATAATAGGAATTCTTAAATTCCCCAATCCCTCTAAGTAATACGTCGTGTCCTTCTAACAAAGCCGTTTTTATTATTTTTGTAAGCGTGCCAAGTAGCATACGAGTATACCGTTTTGGGCGCTTTATTTCTGTAGCAAATTTATTTACTAATTCTTGGTGATCCATTATAGTCGCTAAGTTTTGTTATTTAAATACGTGATTCTGAAATCTTCGCACACAATTTTCAATTTAGAAAATGTTTCTTTATAAGCATTTAAAAACTGCAGTATTTTTTTAATTCATTATCCTTTAGCAGAAGCCCAAGAATACCCGGTTCCCATATCTATATCTAATGGTACAAGAAGATCTTTTTTAAGTGGATGTTCCATATGTTGTTTAATAATTGGTTTAGACTTCTCTATATTTTCTTCAGGAACTTCAAAAACTAATTCATCATGAATTTGCAATAGCATCTGTACACCCAGTGATTCTAATTGTAAGTCGTGTTCACAATTAAGCATCGCTAGTTTAGCTACATCTGCCATGGAACCTTGAATTATAGAATTTACACTTTGGCGTTCTGCTTGAGCTAAATTAGATTTAGCAGAACCCGGTAATTCCCATCTAGTTATTGTATCTAGACGGCGCCCTATCTCATGTAACTCATGGAACCTGCGGGGTCTACCTAATATAGTTTCAACCATGGCGTGATCTAAAATATATGAATGTACATTGTAGATAAATTGCTTAACTTTAGGATAGGGTTTAAAATACAATTCTATTAGTTTTTTAGCTTCTTGAACTTCAATATCTAAAGTCTTAGCCAGTGCTCCAGGTCCTTGATCATAATTTAGACCGAAGCCCACTGCTTTACTGAACCTCCTAGTATCACACATTCTTTTTTCTAAGGGCGATAAAATAATATTCGGGTCTTTATTTGCACCCTTTTTCTTTTTTAAGGCGGCTTCTATATCTTCGTATTTGTAATTATACATAAGACTGGCAGTTCCAGTATGTATATCCAACCCTTTTCGTATTACGTCTATCATATTTTCGTCTTGAGAATAATGGGCTAATAGTCTCATCTCTCCCTGTTTATAATCAGAAACTATTAGTTGTTTTCCTTGATCAGAAATAAAAGCTGCTCTAATTAAAAATTGATCGTGTTCTGGATTGGGTATGTTCATTAAATTGGGATTACTGCTACTTATACGACCAGTGACTGTTATGTGCTGATTAAGTGTAGGATGTATTCTATGGTCTTTACTTATACATTTTTTAAGCCCATCGATAAATGTATTTTTAGTGGTAGACAAACTTCTATAACGAACCATTAATTTTGCTGGCTCAATTCCTTGTTCTGCCCATATGTTTAAACTTTCTGCATCAGTAGAAAATTGTCTATTGCCGCTTGCTCCACCTGCAGTTCTTTTTACTGGATCTAGCCTCAATTTATCGAAAAATAGTTCTCTAAGTTGCATAGGGCTTCTAGAATTGATTTCTTTACCTGCTATCTTATTAATTTGTTTTTGAATGCTATCTAGTTCGTATTGAATTTTGGGTCCTAGGTCATCTAGATATCCCACATCTACTAGAAATCCCCTTCTACTACAGTTATAAAGAACTCGTGTGAAAGGCATCTCTATTTTTATGAAGTGATCCCATAAAGGTACGCCATCTAAACTAGTTAACTTTTTTAATTCGCCTTTTAGAAAATGAAAAACTTTAAAAGTTGCCCAAGCATCCAAAGAGGAATAAGAAATGGCACCCATAAAATCGTTTTCCATTCCTCTTAGTAAACGTTCTTGAATAGTTTCACCTCTATGACTACCCAAAAAAGCTTCTTTAAAGGATCGCATATGTAATCCAATATGATCTCTTGCTGTTTCTTTTAGTCCGTGACGTCCTTGTCTATTTTCATCAAATAACCAATCCATAACTAAAGTATCATAACAATTTCCTGTAGGCGTGCGTACACCCGAATTCTGCAGCATATTAAGATCAAAATTTTGATTAGTAAAATACCATTTTATATAAGGTAAATTAATCAATTCCTGGTCTAAAAGAACTAGCATTTCTGCAGAAAAGCAAAATCGGCTATTTTCATCAGGGCAAGCTGACCAAAAAAGAATATGATCAGATACTATATTTAATCCGGTTGTTTCAGTATCTAAAGCACATTCTTTGGTATCTAAAACTCTTTTTTTGAACTTATCAAATTCTTCTGGGGTATCTACCCATGTTACAGGAGGTATATACTGTATAGCCATTAAGGCCTCCTTAATAGGTATTAAATATTAAAATTACCCCCCTTCTAACTCTAATAAAAATTTTTATTGAATACTAAAAAGGAATTTCAGAAGACGAAGTGGTATTTTTATAATTTTTACAATGTTCATCAGCATTAGGATTCTCGGATCCATAGGGATTTCTAATTCCGAGTATTTTTGCTTGAGCTTCAAAAGTATCTGGCGCGAATACTTGATTAAAATTAAAGGGCACAAGAAGCTTTTCTAAATTAGGTATTCTATCTACATAAGTTTCTACGTCTATTTTTTTTCTTCTAGGTATTTGAATACTAGAGTTTGTTCCTTCCCCCTGTCGTTTAATTTCTAATTCACAATCAAATATAGATAGGGGCATAGGATCTTGGCAATGAGAACACTCCGTTTGCATAATGGACACCCCAATATATTTACATTCATTGCATTGAATTTTACGAGAGGTATAACTTCTAATTTCTTCATCACTCATTTTAGTGGTTTTAATATCTATTATTAAATGCCCACAATTTTCACATTCATATCCAGAAATACTTAGTCTCCCCTCTCCGCAATTAGAGCAGTCTTGAGCTATATCCATAACAAAGCCCGTAAGTTCATTAAGGTGACCAGAACCCAAACTCCAATGGCATTTATTACCGAAAAATTTATCTAGTTTAGCTTGGCAATGTTCGCAATTTCTTCCTGTACAGGGTTTATCATTAAATATTTGTTCTCCTTCTTTAGGTCCCTTAGAATATCTTAAAAGTTTTCCATTTTTTTTATCTATTGCTACTACCTTATGATAATTGGCTAAATGTAGCCAATTAAATACGTGTTTTAGACTCCAAGAAATATCTTCTGCTCCTTTTGCTTTCTCTTCACAAGCAAGGCACTTCCCTCCTATATCTACTAATTCGTCTTTTCCACAATTTGAAACTATTTGATATTTTTTAGAACAGATGAGCTCTCTTTTAGATCGAGATACAAAATGCGTCACGTAATGAAAATACTCAGACTCCTCTCCTTCAAAATTTATATAGTTTCCGGGTAAAAGCCTGCCTGTTGTCAATACTCCTTGTGGAGGTGCCCATCTGTTGTTCCATCTAATACTGAGGTTCCCACCTCCACTTCCTCCAGTACGACCAGAACTTTCAGATCTACGGGTTGTATAACCCATTATTCGTTGACTAAACGGTATTTTTTTAAACATTAGACCTCCATTGATGCCAGTTTTGTGTAGTGTTAAGAACACTTAATAAATCTGATTTGTTTAGATTGTCGGGTTGCGTTTCTTCATTACAATGATTTGGGTAATTTGTACAATAAACAGTTACGCCTCTTTTACGAAGTTTTTGTCCTGTATTTAAAGTTCCTTCCTTTCCAGCTTTATCGTTATCCAAGAATAAAATTACGTCCCCTCCTATACTAGTAAGAATTAATTCTTGTTCTCTAGTCATACGACTTCCTTGAAGAGCCATAACATTTGTTACGCCTTGTTGAATAAGCCAAAGACACGCTTTATATCCCTCAACTATAATCACTTGTTTAAGTTTACCCATAAAAGCATTAGGATATACATTATGGCTATTCCATAAGTAATTATGATTATGTATTTCATACGATTCATATTTAGTAATAGTGTCAGGATCATCTGATGCAAAACGTAAGATATCTTTAGATTTATAAACTTTATATCGTGGGAACGCATCTGGTATTACACTTCTTCCTGAAATGCCCACTAATCGACCTTCTAAATTGCGTATGGGGAACGTAATTCTCATATATTCACGATCAAATCCAATTTCATACTTATAAAGTAACTCAGAGTCGAATCCTTTATTAACTAAATCAATTGGACAATATTGAAATACCCCTAAAAGTCCTTCGTTTAGAAAGTGTTGTTTGTGTTCAAAAATGTAAGTAGCGGGACTCTTAAAGGTTTTTAAAGGTGTGCCTATATGTTCTAGAATGCTATCTATATAAGTTGACGGAGTGTTTAACCTCTTTAAGAATTGAATAAAAGTACCCGTAGCATGACAGGTATGGCAGTAGTAAACCCCAGAATTTATATTGATATAGAATGAGGCTCGTCGTTCTTGCCCTTCTTTATGAAAGGGGCAAGGCCCTCCTATATTATCCGGTCCAGAAAATCTAATATATTTAAGTTTTCTTCGTACTTCTTTTTCAATAATATCACGCATCTATTTACCCCTTACTTCTTCTAGCCTCTTTAAACGCATGAGCTGCGTTTAAACCTCCTATAGCAGAAGGTTGTATTTTATCTGTAGTAGGTCTGTCATTAAGAAAATCTAGTATATCTTCATGGTTTCTAAATATTTTTGGGGTAAGTAAAATATTGCCCATACTATCTACTTGAGTTATACCCTCTCCATTTCTATTTGGTTGCATTATGCATGAAAAATCTGTACAAGCATTACCATGAAGTGCAAATCCTGCTAAAGTAGTTTCTCTTGAAGCAGTAAATACTATAGCTAAATTATTAGTATATAAACCTGTTGGTTTTTTAATAATTTCTGCTGCAAGATCACAATCTTGTCCATAAGAATCTGAGAAGGAAATATTTGATACTGATTTACCAGGTTTATCTTCACTATTTCGATTAGCTTGATTTGTACCACAGACAGGGATATTAAAATCTAAAGCTAAATTTTTTAAATCTTGAGAAATAGCTGCTTGATTATGATGTTTAATAGATTGTTTACCTTCTCTGTCATCAGTCATAAGATACACTGCGTCCACATATAAAACATCAGGTTTATAGTCTAATACTTTTCTTCGTAAACCACGAACCCCCCCACCTTTAGGATCCGCCCGGTCACTTGTAATAATTACACTTTTGTTTCTTCCAGTTTCAAATTTACAAACCTCTTCATCACCAGACATGGAATTCATAATGTCCATGAATCTATCTCTCATGGTTCCACCTTCTGGAACTGGAATAGTATGAAGAAGCCCCTTTTTAAATTCATCATATGGAGCGTTAATCATAATGCATATAAAGCGGTCCATAATTTGTATAGGTGTCATTTCTCTAGTGCAAATTAATATTCTACGATTGGCTTTTTCATAAGCATGATAAGCGCTCAATAATAAAAGGAACGTTTTTTGAGATTTAGGTCTACCATAAAAAATAATAAATTCACCGTTTAATAATCCATTTGTTTCATCATTTAAAGGTTCCCAAGGATATGGAATTCCTAGTAATCCTGTTTTATTCTCTCTAACTTCATATCTTTCTCGTATTTGTCCAACAGCTGCTGATAAAATATGGTCTTCACTAATTCTATTAGATTTAGATAGTGAATGGTGAATTTTTCCTACATGGTCTAATAGCTCTTCAGGATTGTCCTTATAATCTTGAATATGATCGGACAAACGAAGTAATTCTTCTTTCAGATAGCCTAGTTTGAATTCTTGGAGTACTGCTTCTAGAGTTATTCGTTCTTCAGGAGCAAAAGGAAATTTGGGAAGTCGTTTTAAAACATATGCGCGTTCTGGAACAAGTCCAAATGTTGCTTTATTATCATGATAGCGTTTTATAAGTCGAAATAAGAACTGCCCTTGTTCTGTTTTAAAATGGTCTATTGTAATGTTAGCTTTAATTAAAGGTCTTAAATCCCCCCCATCAATGACTTTAGTTAAAAGACGCAATTCGTCAGTCATGTTGTTTCCAATTTTAATTGGACAACCGAAGAAACACCTTTCCACCTAATTTTTCATATTCGAATCGTTCTATAGGCAGTATGTATTCTTTAGCTGTACGTGTTATAGCTTGTGTTAAGCCGTATATAGTAGGCATAGGTTCTTTTTCATAAGATAACTTTACTTTTTTTATAAAATCCATAGGCACTTTAAAAAACTTTAATTCAGTTTCAAGTCTATCTAGTGGATCTGTTATACTGTTTTTAAAGCTGCTAAACATTAAGTTTCGCATCTCACCCCACTGTACTGGAATTTCTGTAAATACTTTACTAAGTTGATTATCCATAACTTCATCTTTAATAGCTCTATGTTGTCGGTATAATAAACGAGAAGATGAGATATTCACTATGAGGCCGTTTAAACAGACTAAACGATAATAATACGCATCTATAGTAAGAGCTGAATAACCAACTTCTGAATTTTGAATATAGATACCTGGGAAAATAATTTCTTTTCCATTCTTTAAGATATCTATAGGATCACCTAATAAAGTGTAGTGTGAACTCCTATCAGTAGCCCATCTTCCAGTTAGATCGTATTTTAAAAATCTAAGCCCTTCTAATTGGTTTTTAAACGATTTTTCCAGTCTTTCAAAAATATACCTATCATCTATAGGTTTATAAGTCTTTCCTAAAATTGCTCTAATAGTACCGTTGTAATTTCCGTTTATAGTCGATTCTTGTAGCGAGGTAGTACGAAATTTGAACAGGCCCCTCTTTTCTGAGAAACGCTTATTAACCTCTTCTTGTATTTGATTATTTTTAACAAGTGTAGGGTCAAACCATTTATTCCATCTTATACCCAGTAGGGTACTTAATTGTTGTTTTGTCCAATATGACATATTGTATTTACCAATATCTGCTATATCTAAACTTAAATCATTAGTAAGATGTAGCGCACTTAGAGGACATACAATATCTGGATTATTAAATGAATTATAGGTATCTACGTCTCGTTTAACGTCTTCAAATTTGATAAGATCTTTCTCTATATTCGTTAATGTTGATAAGGTTGGTGTCATTATCTTCGTCTCCTTTTACGTTGTAAAAGTGTTTATTTGTTAAATCGTTTTCTATTGAGTTAGTCAATATTTTTAATGCTTCTAGAGTTGTAGGAGACCAATTAGATTGTTCAGTGCATTTTCCGTGGGTCCCTGTTAATTCATATACAGGCTTTTCAGTATCGTTTTTAACTTCTTTTATAGTAGCTAAAGAGTAAACTACTTTTATTAAGGGGGTAGAATTCGAATATCCTCTGAGGTCGTTTGTTAAATCGCGTTCTACATGAATTTCAACTAAATGCAAACCGTTAACATAGCAATTTCCTTGAGCTAGCTTCATTTAGGATATCTCCTTATTTTTTCACTTTTACGTATGGGTTCTGGTGCTGTAGGAGTTTGGTTTAGCCCTGTTAATTGTTCAGACTTGTGTATATATAAATCTTTTGTTACTGGGACTTGATTTTGTTTTTTTATTAATTCGTATCTTGGATCTTGATGATCTTTAAAGCTATTTAAATGTACGCCCATCTCTTGCATTCCTATGGCTGCTAAATGTTCTGCCATATTTGAACTAGTTTCTGATGCGGTTTGGATAGATTCGGAATCTTGATTACAATGCATTGTTACAGATACTGTTGATTCAATTGTTAACCCCTCTTCTCTAGTACTAAACCACTGTTTAAAACCTCTAGTTGAAGATACTGAGGCATTTCCGTCTCCTAAGGGGAGGTCTGTATTTTTTGTTCCGTTCATATCTATTTTTCTCTTTTCAATGTTATCAGTGCGGCTCCAAATACGAGCCGCACCTGTATATGTAATTGTATTCATTAAGATAGCGGAGGTAGACTGTAGGGTTTTGGCATTCCAGGCATAATGGCAGTACTAAATTCTTGATGATAAGCTTTACTAACAATATTTTGATCGACCTCGCCCTGTCGTACTAATTGTTCTAATTTAGGCACATCTATGTTGTAGACTATTACTTCTGTTAAAAAAAGCATTGCTTGTTCTGCTGTAAGATTATTTACAAGAAATTCTACATCATACCAGGTTTTTGTTTTCTTTTGTGCTCCTAAACCTTGTAATTCTAGACTTTTCTCATCTCCAGCAGATAGTGCGTATTTTATTAATTTTACGGCCGTTTCAAGAGTTTGATTTCGTTCAGTTACTAGTTTATGGAACTGTTCTATTATTCCATGAAGTTCAGGATCTTCTATAAATTTACTCAGTTCTTCTTCGCTTTTTTGATACTTTTCTGCTGCTTTTTTCGCCATTGTCAATTTCGATTCTACGGTCATTTGCCATATCCTCTCTGTTAGGTTGTGGAATTCCATAATAAACATTACGTAAGTAGTCTATTATATGACATACCTTAACCCAATCAAATTGGGTTCTACCCCATGGCCCTTCTGGACGATTATCTTGAGTCTTAAGTAAAAAAGGTGCGCTATACATTGGAAAAACGCTGTACCGAATTTTGATATGTCTTCCTGGTAAAAGTAGCGTTTGCATTTGTCCACGAATAGCCGGCATAGATATTGATTTTTTACCACAAAGAGTTGTTAAGGGTATCTTACCTATTGTTATTATTAATAGGGGGTCAACTAAATAAATAGTTTCTAATAATCTGGGTCTACAAGCTAGTAATTCTTTTTTAGTAGGGGGTCGGTTACCAATACATTTTTCTTTTGTCCTATCATTGATTACTTCCATAGTTGGTCTACAACATACAGTGTTTGTTATATATATGTCTTTATATCTATCTAGGAATACATTATCTATGAATGTGTTTATAAGAACGCCAGCTGCTCCTTGATATGGTTTACCCGTTTCACTTTCTAGTCTACCTGGCGCTTCACCAATTATCATAATATCTGCATGGGGATTACCTTCACCAAAAACAACATGTCGTGGACGTTCTTTTAATAAAATACACGTTTGACATTGGTTACATAGAGTACATAAAGTACAATTACTATACTCTAATTCCAGTTCTTCTAGCTTAGTTAACATTTTTGTACACTACTAAATTATAGAAAACTTTGTATTTCGTTGTTATCTTTAAAAAAATCGGGTACACGTATATTAGTGCAAATAGCTCTATGTTTAAAAATGGCTATTATACCTATTGGATAAGTACGCGTATTAAGTGTAGGAAACTCCCACCAGACTGTTGAATCAATACAAGATATATGAATAATAGATCTACGGTTTAAATCGGAAAGTTCTTCTATTTCTTTTACTATAGATTCTTTTAGTACGCCTGGGTTATCTACAATACGCATAAGAGTATCTATTTCATTCCATGAAGGGCTATCGATTTTTAATGAGATAGGGGATATTGTCCAAGGGGCTGTAAGTGTTAGTTGTAACTCTTTTAATTGTCCTATATCTGTAATAATTTTGTGATACTCACTAATTAAATCTAGAGCTTCTGAAGTTAAGTAACAAATTGCTATACTTCCTTTTGTAGCAGGCCGTATTAAAAAGGATGTTTCCATTTACTATAACCTCTCTTTGTAAGGTTGAATTGTTGTATAACTTAGAGGACCACCTTGATCTATAGGCCAATTTATTAGTTGTCTTTTTAAAGTGGTAATCATTCTATGTAATTTTGGAATAAACATATAGTCTATAAATACAACTATTGGTGTTTTTTTACCTTCTCGAAATCTTTGAGCTCTCCCCATTCCCTGCTGTAATGTATTAAATCCGCCCTCTTCAATATCTTGACTACCAAATGGGGTTAAAAAGAATAGCGTATCTAAAGAGTCTTCATCTAAAGCCTCTTTAACTAATTGTAAAGTTCCGAAAGTTATTTGTTTTGTCTTTAATGCATTTAACCTATCTTCTGGACTTTTTTTACCAATACATAATCCAGAATTACTAAACATTTTATTTAACATTTGTAATTGATTAACACTATGACTTAATACTAAAATTTTTCTATTCTTATTTATGGGGTTTTTTAATTTTTCAGCAATAAAATTTAAGCACTCAGGTAAACAACTAATATAGTTTCTTAATTTAGGAATGCTAGGCCTTCCAGATTTATCTGTAACAGCTCTTTTTATACTAGAATTCGTAAGATTTATTTGAATAGGGCATTGTTGAAAATAAATTTCTGGTTTTAAATCCTGCATTAAATCTCTATGATAAATGGGACCGAGATGATACAAATACATAGCTTCTAATCCGTCTTCTCTTTTTGTAGTAGCTGTTAGTCCATGTCGTTCTCCATAAAATAAAGACGCTGTAGGTAAAAAATGCTTCGCTGAAAAATGATGACATTCATCATAAATTTCTAATCCGAAATATTCGTCTATTCCTGTAGGAAGTTCTTTGTGTCGTCTACTTAAAGTATGTACCATTGCTATACATATCCCCCTCCCTTCCCAGTCCCACTTGTTTACAGGTCCTTGAATAATTCCTATACCTCCAGGTACATCAAGAAACTGGTCTATTCTTTCGCGCCATTGGTTAATTAAGGTAGTATTATTAACAATAACTAGAGCAGGCACTTTACGAATATACATAAGATATAAAGCTATTACAGTTTTACCTCCTCCGCATCTTAAATTTAGAATCCCACCTTTAGAATTAATCATAGATTTTGCGGCATCCCTTTGTCTATAATCAGAGGGTTTTTGTAAGTCTAAAATGATACGGCTAATAAATGGCACTATTAATAAAGAGGAAGGTAACATAGATAAAATTGGAAAGGGAAATGTAATGACTGTAGCTTTAGAAATAAAATCTCTAGGAATAATGAGATGATATTTTGTTTCTTCCCAGAGTTGTAAATACTCTAATCCCTCATTACCTATTACTGGAAATTCTAACCCAGCTTTAATTGATTGAGAATTAATGTATTTTTTGGGCAGTATAAGATTCTTACTATAATATCCTACTTCAGGATCTGGGTTTATAATACACATTTTACTCTCGATAGCTTTAAAGTTATTAGAGTGTTGATTATAAATTATACACGTAATTTATAATCTAAAATTGGAGAAAAAAGAGTACATTTCATAAAACATTCCTCTAAGCGCTCCAGTAATAGCGTCTTTAATAAATCTAATTATTACTGATTCCCCTTTTCTAATTATTCCGGATTCTCTATTTTCAGATAGTGGTGGACTTTCAAATTTTTGTCGTTGGCTTGTTTGGTAATTTGTAACAGGTATTCTATACGATGGTTGATGATTTGTAGTTTTTAAAGCGCGGTCAATTTCTCTTTTACAAGAATACTTCTCTCTACAATCATCACATTCTGTATCATTTAAATCATAATTTTTAGAACTTCCCCAGCATAGAGGTCTATCTGGGGAATCCTCTTTTAAGTTATCTTCGTAACCCATGAGTTACCTCCTTTTGTTAGTGGCTAGTTTTTAGGGGTTTGTATAAGGTCCTTATACCTATAATTGTCAATTTTTTGCCCATCTTGACCTTATATACGTTGGGGTCGTAGTATCATACTAATATCACAGGAGAGGTATAGTCTATGCATACTGGCACTATTATAGATTTTTATGATGATCCTAATGGAAGTATTTTAAAGCAAAAATTACCTTTTGAATCTGTACCTCTCTTTATTAAAGAGGCACAATTTCTTAATGAAGATAAGCGAGATCAGTTACCTAATGATGTATTTGCATTAGTTGCAGTAGACCAAGGAAAAGAAATTCGTAAATTTGCCTGTACGGATAAAGGCAATACTGCTATTAATGTTATTTATTTTTTAGAAACTAATCATAAGCTACCTGAGGAAGCACAAAAAACTGCAGCAGCAAATCTAATTTGTGCATGTCATTGGTATGATATAGCCCCCCCTTCTCAATTAAAAAAACTAGCATCATTAGAAAGTTTAGCTGTATCAGCTATAAAAAACCCTACGAAAATTTTAAATGCGGGAATGCATGGAACGTATATGAAAGATCAAATAGAAAAGGGTGTAAATAGACATCGTGCTATGATTCCAAAACTCAGTGATCTTTCTGCTACTGAAATTATGCCGAATCAGAGTAATAAACTTGAAAGTGGAGAAAAAATAGCTGAAGTTTTTCAATCTTATGTGGATATTACTGGAAAAACGGCACCTTTACGAGTTGAAAAGTTAGCGTCTAAAAGGTTTTGTTTAGGGCAGCAGTTTCCAGTGGATTCTTATGATGAAGTAAAATTAGCTTCTCAATGGTTTTTTGAAAATGGGGACACACTTCATCCTGAAGATAGAAAAACTTATTGTACTAATTTAGTTTCTAGAGCTGAGGAATTAATAGTTGACTTAAACCCTAAAATACATAAATATGCGAGTAATACATATGCTTCTAATGATGAATTGGAAGCTGCAGTATGTACAAGAATGCAATTCTGGACAGAAGATTCCCCAGAACGAGATTTACTTAAAAGTTTAATGGAGAAAAGGGCTGAAATCTCTCCGGAAATATTTTGCGAGGCTTTACAACAAATAGACGAAGTGACAGGTCTGCACTATCATTGGGATAGTGCAGTTTGTGATCCATGGTATTCAACTTATGGGGTTATTAAGGAAGCTGGAACAGACTGGACATTTGAATATTGTGGAGACCGAGTTGATGAAGACATGCTTAAATGTCTTTCACATAAGGGCTATAACAAATTAAAAAGCAAATTTGGTTGTGAATTAACAGATGAATTTATGAAGAAACCTAGAGAAACTTTTGAATCTCTTCCATTAGACTCAAAACGCATTATTATGCATATGGCTAATGATCCTCAACCTTAATTAGGAGAACGTAGTAAAATGGCAAAACAGAGTAAATCTTTTGGTTCAGAAAGGGCATTTCGCGCTCATTTTTCTTATGCACATGGTACAAATAAAGAAGTAGCCGATCTCAGGAGGGATGTTGAGGAGGGGTTTCAAAATAATGAAGCTAGAGCAAGCTTTCCTCATTTAGATTGGTTAGATGTAAGTAGTGGAGTAGTAAAAGCTGCAGGTGGGGATATTACATTAATGGGTAGAAATTTGTTACAGAGCCAAACGTTTGATACTAAGACTTTTGGAACAGGTGCAGCCGCGGTAGCAGTTACATGTCAAAAACCTGGGGATAGTGGTTTAAGCTGTAAAATTGTTCAAGGTGCTACTCTAGCTGCAGTTCTTTCTCGTAGTGGTGTAGGGTCCAGTCTTTCAATTTCAGGTTCCACTGTGACTCTTACAACTACAAGTACTCTTTATAGTACTAACGATATTGGCACCAGTATTGTTATTGCTGGAGCTACAACTCCAGCAAATAATGGCACTTTTCCAATTGTAGCTGGTGGTAGCGCAACTACTGTAAAATTTACGAATGCTGCGGGTGTTACAGAAGCTTTTACAGGAACATGGGAAATTGGCGGGTCTAATCTATTAACAGTTACTTTAGCAACTGCTGGAAACACTGCTACTGAAGTTACTGCACAAATTAATGGTGCGCTTTCCTGTATTGGTGTTATTTTTGCGGTAGCAGGTGGAGCTGGTTCAGGTACTGTTTTAGTAGCTTCACAAGCAAATCTTGTTGGGGGAGCTGGACTATACGCAGGTAATAAAGTATGGGTTTCTGGAATAGAAGCACTTCCTAAACAAGCTGCAAGTCAATGGACAGATACCTCTATTATTGTAACAGTACCTGCACTTACTAGTAGAGCAACTTTAGACACAGTTAATATTACGGTATCTTCAAATGGTATTTATTCAGAATCTCTTAGCGCTGTATTGCTCACGTAATACGTGTGTTTAATCATGAAGAAACATTATTGTCCATTCTGGAAAAGATTGGACAAACTGTAGATTCTTCTATTGCACCTTCTGCAATAGAAGATGCTACTTCTAATGCTGACCATAAAGAAACTAAAGCCCCTCCGGATCCTAAATTACCTGGTGGGTCTTTAAGTGTTCTGGCTCCTATAACCAAGAAAAACTTATATGTCCATCATGATACTCATCCTATTGTATTTGATATTGCTTTACTGGCTAAATACGATTTAGATTGGATACTTTGGGAACCTCAAACTCTTTGGCACGAAATAAAGGGTGATTTTAGAGTTCCGTCTATCAGTGATCATACATGTGCTAAGATTCAGGCACTTAGAACCTTGCATATCAATGAATGGTTTTGGACAAAATGGGAGGTTTTTTGTTGGATTACTCAGGCATTAAATAACAATATTCCAGATTTTGTAGCGCTGCAAAAACCTTCAATAGCTCAGTTATTTAATGCAGTTGAGATATCCGATATGGTGCGTTCAGGAGAGGAGTTCTCTCCTGAAGTACAGCACTGGGTAGCTGCTTGTATGGTAGATGAGGGAGTATTTTATGCTCCTAAACCTATATCATTTTGTCAAGAACCTCTTATCCAAGTTCTTAAAGATTCTAAAATAGAAAACGGGGAGGCTATTATAGCAGCCGTACAGAATAGATATCGTGAAATCATTAAGATACCTAAAGAAGACTGGGCAAAATATCCGACGTCTATTTTTACAGAGACGACTGCAGATATTCAAACTGCAAAATTGAAAGTAGCTAATGATTATCTGATTCTAAGACAAGAACAACTAAAAGATCAATTAAGGTTACTTGTATGACACATATTTCTTCACGACAAATGCTAGCTTTTGCTGATGAGCTTAGTAAAACTGCAGCAGTTCCAAAATTTTTAGGCACAATGGGTAAGTACATTTCAAATATTCCAAAAAGCTATGGTGGGCAACTCATGCTAGGTGCGGGTTTAGGTGGTACTGCTAATGTGGCTAGGCATGCTATAACAGACCCTCAAGATATTCAAAGTGATACTGGCAGTAATTTTTTTCACGGGGCCCTTGCAGGAAGTTCTTTAGCAGGGGGTAGAATTTTAGCAACAAAAGCTGGCCGAGAAGCTGTGAAAAGAACTGGTAGTAAATTTCTACAGCGAGAAAGATACGGATTAACTGGTCAAGGTTTAGGAGATGATCCATTAACTAAAGCTAGGGAACTAGGTATTTTATCAAATCAGCCAACAGCGCAAACAATGTTTAAGATGGATCCCCATCAGCTTACTTCTGAGCAAGCTGATCAACTGGCTTCTAAAGTAAAAAAATGGGTGGTTACTAATCCAATACAAGAAGACGCTTTTAATAAGGGGTATCTAAATGCTCCAGGAGCACTATATGGGTTAATGTCCCATCCAATAGATACTATCCGGTCTGGTTGGAGGAGAGGCGGAGCTTTAGGAAAATTACTTACGGTAGGGGGGGTTGCTGGGGGTATTAAAGGGGTAGTAGAGACTCCAGAAGAAGAGGGACCTGGACGGTTAGAGAAAGGGTTAGGAGGAGCTGCTTCTGCTCTTGGTTGGGCTGCAGCTCCTCCTATGTGGGTTGGGGGGGCATTAATGGGAAGTGGGATAGGTAGATTAGGTAGTTCAGTAGGTAAAACAATAGATACTGCAAGTAATAAATTAAGGGCTCGTGGACGTGTAATACCAGCAGAGGAATAGTATGTCTGATATTGGAATGATTGGTGCGCAGAGTGCTCTTAGGTTTTCTCCCTTACGTGGAAGAATTAGTGGTTCAAATGAATTTGGTCTTCAGTATCCAAGTCCATTTTTTGATATAGCTCACACGTACTTGCCTGCCACTGTAAAGATGATGTTCCGATGGTGCAGGTATTATTTTTTAGTTAACCCTTTAATTAATGCTGTAGTATTCAAAATGTCTGAATATCCAATTACGGATGTTTTGTTCGACACAGAAAGACCAGAATTAAAAGATTTATGGGGTAGTTTCCTTTTAGATCATTTACGTTATAGAGCTTTTCAAGTTGAAGTTGGATTAGATTACCATGTTTATGGTAATGCACTTATAAGTATTTTTTATCCGTTTATTAAACTTCTAGAATGCCCTCAGTGTAAGAAAAAACAATTTGCTAAGGATGCAGATTATAGGTTTCAAAATTTTCAATTCATTATAGCTTGTCGTTACTGTAGTCATCATGGGCCAGCTAAAGTTCATGATCATTATATTAAAGCTCCCAATGGTATTCGGCTTCTACGTTGGAATCCAGAAGATGTCGATATTCGGTATAATGAAATTACTGGAGATTATGAATATTATTACGAAATTCCTACCACACTTAAAAATGATGTGATTATAGGTAAAAAATCTACAGTTGAAACTATTCCCCAATTGTTTATAGAATCTATGCGTCAACGAAAGGCAGTAGTCTTTTCAAAAAATAATATTTATCATTTTAAACGACCCACTCTTGCTGGAAAAGATAGGGGTTGGGGAACACCCATGATCCTTCCAGTTCTAAAAAATACTTTCTATCTTCAGATTATGCGAAAGGCTCAAGAGTCTATATGTTTGGAACATATTGTTCCATTAAGGATTTTATTTCCACAATCGGGTTCAGCAAGTTCAGATCCATATAGTTCTGTAAATCTTTTAAGTTGGAGAGATCAAGTAGCTTCTGAAATAAAGCGTTGGAGAGCGGATTGTATTACTCCAGAATCCTATGTTGAAACAATAGATGGTATTCGTCAGGCTAAATATATTACAGAGGGGGATTTACTTAAAAATAAACTAGGTGAATTTTGTAAAGTAATTAAAAAATGGGAGCGCCCTCTTCGTGAAAATGAGCGGGTTTATAAATTAAAGATAGATGGCTTAGCCGCGGTACAGACTATTTATTCTGAAAATCATCCTATATGGTCTATTGCAAAATCTAGTGAGGACAAAGTCATAAATAAGCCTGAGTTTATAGAAGTTAAGGATTTAAAATGTGGGGATTATGTAGGCTACCCAGTATATGAAAGGTTACTTAACCAAGTTCCAATTATCAACACGAGTAATTTAGGAGCGTATACCGATTTAGCGTTTAGTATAGGTACATTCGAAAAAGTAATACCCAGAAACATTAAACTTGCAGATGAAGAATTTTTATTTAAATTTTTAAGGGCACTCGTTGATGTAATTGGTGAAATAAAAGTCTCCGAAGTAAACTTTTATACGCGTAATATAAATTTAGCTGAGGATATCCGTCAAATTCTTTTATCTCTCGGTATCGTTCCAGAGTTAAATTTTTACGAATTTGAAACCTTGGATGCGTTACGTTATTATACTATTAAAATTTCAGGCTCTTACACACAATTCTTAAAATTCAAATGGGGTAAATGTAGTTCTCCGGAAATTCTAAACTCCGCATTAGGTGAATTTAAAGATGGTTATTTTTGGTATCGTATTTCTGGAAAATACGATGCTACTACTGAAACTGTTATTGGCTTTGAGATGGACGGGGATAGTACGTTTTGTACATGGGGGGTAGCTACTCATAATAGTAATTATATTCCTATCCTACCTTTACCTATAGGGAATCAGACTATAGGTGGAGATGGTCGAGCTCTTATGCTGAATCAGGAAATTAGATTAGAATCAGAGCAGATTATAGCAGGTATGGGAGTACCTGTTGAATTGATTTTTGGAGGGCTTAGTTTTTCTGCGAGTAATGTATCTCTTAGAATGTTAGAAAATACTTTCCTAGGGTATCTTCAGGATCATAAATCTTTACTTAAATGGATAATTAAAAATACCGCGGCATATCTAGGTTGGTCACAAGTTAGAACTAGATTTAAGCCCTTTAAAATGGCTGATGATCTACAAAGAAAGGCGTATCTATTTCAACTTAATCAAGCTAAAAAGTTATCGGATGAATCTTTACTTGCAGATGCTGAATTTGATTCTGAGAAAGAAGACCAAATTATGGAGAGGGAGGCTACTCGTAGAGCGGGTACGATTAAAAAACAACAATTATTAGAGGCAGAAATTCAAGGAGAATCTCAATGGGTGACTATGAAATGGCAGCAGAAGGCTCAGTCTCAACAGATGAAAGAACAGATGGCAATTCAGGGGGAGATGG